GCAAGTGTGGCGCGAAAAGGTGACGGCGCTCGATGAGGCTATTGAAAGCGCGACCGAAAAACTCAACGGACTCAAGGCTCAACTCGCCGCTTAACGACCATTTTTAGCGGCTAGGAAAACGCACGCCTAGCCACTCAAAAGTGCCGTTGAGAATGAAGGCTCAAAGGATTGCACGGAGTTCCGTGCATGGTTTTGAAACTCTTATCTTGATAGGTAAAACATGAACGGAACTCAAAACAAGTTCACTCCCCGCGATATGGCGGAAGTGGAAAAATTTGTCGGCGGCGTGATGGACGGCCAAGGCGCGTCCGCTGCTGGCGTGATGCTCGATTCGACGGCCGCAGCAACGGCCGCCGGCGACGCGCTCAAGAATCAGTCGGGTATGCGCCCGGCCGTGATCGATGAATTGCTTGGCGTCTCCACGATGGAAGAAGCCGAGGTGCTGAAGTCGATTTTCGACGGCGTGAACGCCTATGAGCGTGAGCACGGTTTCAAGCCGTCGGGCGACGTGATCCTGTCCGCAATCGCGCAGGGCAAGGACATTTTCGACTCGGCGACCAACTCGCACCACGATCAAATTTCGCTCACGCCGAATGCGCCTGTCGTGGCGATTCTCTCGGCGATGGCCGAAGCAACGCCGTTCGCGGGCTATTTGCCGGCTGACCGTGGATCGAACGAAGCGCGCTTGATTATCGTGTCGCACCAAGCCGGTTCCGACTGGGGCGAATACTCGCAGTCGCAACTGATGGACGGCATCAAGCAGGGCGGCGCGTATCTCGGTTCGACGCGCACGCTGGAACTCGCCGCGCCCAACGACACGGACGCCTACAAGTTCGTGTACACCACGCAAGTCGCGGCGGGCGCTCCGATCAAGCTGCTGCGTGGCCGCACGATTGTCTACGTGAACGGCATGATCGCGGCACAGGAAATTTCGAACGGCTCGAGCACCTCGGCGAGCGTTCCGATTGCCGGCACCATCAACCTCGGCGGCACGGACTACGCGCTGGCGGGCACGATCAAGCCGGGCGCGGGCGAAGTGTCGGTCACGCCGACGCCGGCATTCCCGGCGGGCACCGTCGTTTCGTCCGAAGCGTTTTTCGACTACGAAGCGGACCCGGACAAGACGCCGCGTATGCAGGTTCAGGCGCAGGTGTACTCGATGTTCGCCTCGCCCTTCCGTGGCATCTATCAGGTGACGCCGGAAAGCCGTTCGCAGTTCGCGAACGAGGTTGGCGTGGACGCCGGCGCCGAGGCCATGATGGCGGTTCGCGGTCAGTTCGCAATGGAGCGTCATTACAACGCTCTGCGCAAGGCCAAGATGATCGCGAAGTTCGCGAACAACCGCACGTATGACTTCGATTACGCGCTCCAGATTCAGCAAAAGATTCGCGCGCAAATCTGGCAGGACTTCGCCTCGGTTGTCGGCCTCGCTTCGCAGCAAATGGCAGAGGACACGGCGGATCACGGCGTTACGCACATGTACGTCACGAAGTCGGTTGCGGCGCAGTTCCGCTCGATGGATCGCACGCTGTTCGAACCGTCGGGCATCGTGGACCGGCCGGGCATTTTCCGTGTAGGCCGTCTGGTCGGCATGTACGAGGTGTACTACTCGCCGGCCGTCGTCACGGAAAGCGCGGACGGCACGACCGCCGAAATTCTGCTGGTCGGCCGCTCCACGCAAACGGCACGCTGCCCGATCATTTTCGGCGACGCGCAAGCACCGATGTTCGAACCGCTCGGCACGACCGAAGCCCTGAAGTCGGGCTACGGCTTCACCGCGCGCTGCTTCAACGCGGTGAACCCGCACCAAATGTCGGCGAAGGGTTGCGCGCTCATCACGGTGACGAACCTCAAGTAAGCCGCCGGCGGTAACGCCTTTTAGCGGCGGCATTGGCCTCGAGCCGGTGCCGCCGTTTTCAAACCGACACAGGATTTCATCGTGAGTACAACTAAATCGAGCAAGACGGCGAAGGCCGCTAACCCGACCGGTGCCGAGGAACTCGCCGCAAAGCAGGCCGCCGAGCAAGCCGCCGCCGCGCAAGCCGCTGCCGCCGCCGGTGCCGGCCTGACGGGCGATATGCCGGATTTCCCGGCGCCGATGCGCCTCATCAACGACACCGCGCAGGAATGGGTTCTTGGCGGCGTGCATGTTTCGCCGAGTTCGTACACGGACTTCACCGCGCGCGACGCGGACCACGTTAAGCGCGTGGAGACGGACTGCAAATACATCCTCGAATTGAGCGATCACTACCGCCCGGTAGAGGCCGCCGAGGGTGACGAAGCCGCGCCGGCCGCTCTGCGCGTTGTCGCAATCACCGACTCCGAGTAAGGAGGGGCAATGTTCTATCCGCATACCCGGCAACTGGGATCGCAGGCCGGCGTTCAACTGAATCAGGTTCGTGACAACACGGACGGATTCGTGACGGACGTGAACGATCAGACCGTTGCATTCGTGCTGCGCACCAAGCGCGGCCGAATCGACGCGCCTTTCAAGGTGAACCGTGGCAATCTGCGCCGCAAGGCCGGCTCGCCCGAATCGTTGCGCGTCTCGGTGCTCAACGAGGCGATGGTTCACGTCTACGAGGCCGTGAACAATGGCGCACGCGAGGCGGTGCTCATGCGCCTCACGACCGCGAACGCCTCGAATCAGTACGGCGTGTTCAACGTCGATCCGACGACGGGCGTGAGCGCGTTCTCGGTTAGCTCGGCGCCGCCGGCATCGAACTATGCGTTCTATCTGCGCGACCTCGAGTGCTTCAACGACGGCGTGATCCTCGAGGTGAACGCGCCGAAGGTGACGGACGCACTCGGCGTGCCGGTGGCGACGAAGGTTATCACCGTGCGCGTGAAAGAGCCGGATGGCACGCTGCGCTACGAGGTGACGGGCTCGCTCAATCAGGCCGCCGTCGATGAGTACGGCAAGGACTATTACATCGGTTCGAAAATCGCCGAGCAGACCGACACCATTCAGATCACGGCCAATCAGGCAACGTCGATTGCGACCAACGCCGACTGCTACGGCCGCGCATCGGACGGTTCCGAGCGTCTCGCGAAAACCGCCGTGCCGCTGATCCTGTTCCTCGAGAACGGCACCGGCTATTCGAACGAGGACTATGACCGCGCAATCGCGGCGCTGGAAAAGTCCACGTTCGATTTCGCCTATCTCTCGGCGGGCGGCACGCAAGCAACCGCGCTGATCGGCAAGCTCGCGACGATGGCCACGCGCGCGAACCGTCAACTGATCGTGGACGTGCCGGGCTCGAGCACGCCGTCGGCGGCGATCACGTTTATGAATCAACTGGGCGTCGATACGCGCTACGTGCAAGGCTACTGGGCGCCGTTTTCGAGCAACGATCCGGTGAATGGCGGCCGTGCGGTGATCGGCGTGTCGGGCCTGCAAGCCGGTATGCGGTGCGCGCGCAACGCGGAAACGAACAGTTACGGCCTCGCTCCGAAGAACTACCCGATTGCGGGTAAGGACTGGTCGGTGAGCGGCGCGCGTACCGGCATTCAACAGTTGCAGAACCCCGACGAGTTCCAATTGAGCGACCTCGCGGACGCGAAGATCAACCCGGTGATTTACCAGACGTTCAACGCCGGCGGCAAATTCGTGTTTCTCGATTCGCTCACGTCGGCGAAAACCAACGGCCTGTTGAAGCTCATTTCCACGGCGGAAATGTCCTCGAGCATTGACGACATGATCGCCAAGTTCGGCAAGGAAGTGATGCAGTTGCCGATGAGCATTGGCCTGAAACGCATGGGCGATTTCCTCACGGAATTGTTCAAGGGTGCGCGCGCCTCGGGCTGGCTCGTGGCCTCGGAAGATCCGATGCTCGGCGACAAGGGTTGGACGTTCACCGTCAAGCCCAACAAGCAACGCCCGACGGATCGCATGGACGTGGAGTACGGCCTGCATTACGACGGCGTGGTGCGCGCGATCTACCTGACGCAAACCCTTCAACCGTAAAAGGAAACGGCTATGAAAAATTTCCACCCGGCCGCCGACTATCTGCGTCCGCTGCTCACGCCGGCGAAGGCAGAGCCGAAGCGCAAGTCGCAAGACGTGTTCGATGACACGGACGACGGACCCTCGGCGGGCTCGAGCTACGCCAACGCCGATATGCGCGTGAAAGCCGCCTCTATCGTGCAGGAATTCGCGGCGACCTCGAGCGACTCGCTCGCCGAGGACGAAACGCTCGCGGATCGCCTGCTCGCGCTCGTTGTCGGCACCATCGACGCGGACAAAGACGGCGAACTCTCCGACGAGGACGCGCAGGGTGCGTCGATTCTGCTCGATGCGATGTGGAGCTACCTCTCGAGCAAGGGCGTCTCCGACGAGGACTGCGAGGCGTTGCTCGACAACTGGGACGCGGACGCAGCCGCGCGCGTGCGCGACTTGCTCGCGGACGGCGGCGAGGCATCGGACGAGGATATCGACTCGTTCGCGTTCGATGACGACGCGGAATCGGCGGTTTTCGATGACACCGGCGAAGTGATCTACGACGCCGCGTACAAGAAGAAAACCGTTATTCGGCACGGCAAGAAAGTGCGTATCAACAAGCGCATTTCGGGCCACGTCCGACTGTCGGCGAAGCAAAAGATTGCCGTGCGCAAGATGGTTCGCAAGAGCCATTCGGCCGTGGCGACGATCCGCCGCATGAAGTCGCTGCGCATTCGCAAGGCATCGGGCCTGTAAGCGATGGCAAACACCCCGAGCCTGAATGGCGGCGGCGAGGCCCGCGTTCTTTCGAGCATTTGGACGGGCCTCAATCCGGCGCTGATCGCACGATTCTTTCCCGTCAAACGGATGGAATCGGGCTCGGGGTGGACGCAAGCAACGGGCGTGCGCGAGAATTCCGCGCAAGACAAGTTCTCGGTTGATGACGGCGTTGAGGTTCACTGCCCGATCACCGACGGGCAAATGGAAATGTCGCTCAACTGGACAAGTCCGTTTGAGGGCGCGGGCGCCGAGAGCAAGGCGCCCACGCTTTCATCGATGCTCCAATCCGGCGCGCTCACGCCGCAGTTGCAAGCGATCCTCGGCGACTATCGGGACACCGCCGGCGGCAACGCCGCGCAAAACCTTGTGCGCGACGCAATGGGCCGCACCGGTATCACGAAGCTCAATAGCACGCAGGTTTTCTCCGGTATGCCGCCGGTGAAATTCAACCTGACCGCGCATTTCCGGGC